TACCACAAACGAGATGCAACGGTACAAAAATACCGTATTAATTATTTTTTTAAAGATTTTTTCATTAATATTTTATGTGATATTAATTTACATAAATTGTTATATACATCATATTCATCATCATTTTTATTTACAATATGTGCTTCCATATTAATATTTAATTGTTTTGCTAAATACCGTAATTCTTTTTTATAATGTTCTGGAATCGGGTTTTTATTTTCGTTATCATTATTATCTTTATGAATAAATACACTACATAATTTAACATGTTGTTTTTTAAAATAGTCAGTGCTTTTATTTTTTGATTTTTTTTTAGAATATCCAACTAATTTTTTATGAAGTTTCTTTTTATATGAATCTATTATATCATGAAATAAAGGATAATTAATTTCGTTTTTACTATATTTGTAATTAGCCTTTTTATAAAGTAATAATTTAAATATATCCATATTTTTATTAATGACTGTATAATTCATTGCTGTTTTTTTATACTTGTTTATAATATTTACATCTATACCATAAAATAATAAAACTTTAACAATATCTATCTTATTGTATTTAGTTGCTAAATGAAGAACACTATTACCATATTTATCTGTTGAATTAATATCTACTCCTATATTATTTATGATATATTCTAACATAAATATATCCTGTTTACCTTTAATAATACAAAAAACGACAAAATATATCAAGTTATGACCATTTTTATTTTTATAGTTAAACGGTTCTATATAAACATCCGGTATGAAATCAATAACATTTTCATATATATCATGTAACATCATTAATGTATCTATATTAAAACTTGAAGCAAACATATATGGTGTTAAACCTTCTTTTGAATTTGAATATAAACTTAACGGATGTTTTTTTATATACTCTGTTAATTTATTCTGAATATTATATTTATTATCATTAGATTTAGAATGATATAGTTTTATATATTTATAAATAATGTCATGCTGATTTCCCATAATATAAACTATACAACCTTTCTTAATTTTAATAATTAAATAAAAAAATCAATTATTTCATATATTTCATATATTTAATATTTATTTAATTAAATTTTATTTGGTGATTTAGACTTTATCACTGATTTTTTCGGTGATTTAGACTTTATCACTGATTTTTTCGGTGATTTAGACTTTATCGCATGTTTTTTCACATGTTTTTTTGAAATTTTGCTTAATTCTATTAAATATTGTATTTCTTTTGGTAATAATTGTGATTTGAATGCTGTTATTATAGTTCCACGTTTTTCATTTTTTAATCCTATTGTTTTATAATGTCCTGATAAACCAGTTTTTTCATAATATAATACAATAATAAATTTATTATTGTTTATTTTTAATGTAATTGATTTGTTACTATTTAAAATGATAAAATCTAGATGTAAGACATTGCTTATAATATTTAAAGTAACATCGTCACCTTCAAAGTGAAAACCTAATGTATTAATATTCTTAATAAAATCAGTCTTTGTTTTTACTTTATAAGGATCCCAATGTCCTAAAAATTCATCATTATCTTTTTCAATCTTATAGTTGTTTAAAATACTAAGAAAATCTGATTCTGGTAAATTTAAGATATAATTTCCTACCATTTTACGTAGTTTAATATGTGTATATTTATTATTGTATTGATATAAAGCATTTTCAATAGAACGAAATTGACAATTACCGTCAGGTATACAATCTTTTATAACTAAATTGGGAAGTTTTTTACTAAATTGTTCCCAAATATAATCATTTTCTAAATCATCTATGAATTGTTCGTGACTTTGTTCGGGACCATTCGTTTGATCATCGACAAGCAAGGATAAACTAGATTCTTTACCTTTTTCCAAAGATTTAGGTTCAGATTGTTTTACAATATTTACTGAACTAGGTACATATGTAAAATCTTCAGGAAATTGAATATTTGACAACATGTATTAATTTAATGTATTATTCTTAATATACAATATTATTTTTGTTGTAGCAATTAATTAATAAAATCAAAACTTAGTAAAAATGATTAAAAAATAATATATTCATCTTCTACTTCAACTAATGTATGTAAATACATTGTATTATATGCTCTTTCAAGATCAGTATAACCACCTATAAATCTATCTTCTATGTTATTACCATTATATAATTTTACAGTAATAAATGGAAAGGTATAATGATTATACATTATTTTTAATTCATCAATCCATTCTACATGTTCTTTATTTTCAGTATTTAATTTGATTTCATCATATTTAACATTTATATTTTTTAAAAGTTTAATTGCTTTTTGGCAATAAATACAATCTTTTTTGCTATAAATAATTATTTTATTGTTCTTCATATTAATGTAATATTAATTAATATTATTTAAATATTTTAATTAATTTTCAATTTCAAGCTTAATTTGATTATTAATGGGTATTAATGATAATCGACAGAGTTCAACCATTTCAGTTTGTGGAGTATTGTCAAATGTTAAAAACTGTAATAACCAATTTGGTTCCACTTGTGTTTCTTGATTAATGATCATAACTGATGAATTTATATCTAATACATAACACAAATCACGATATTTATCATTTAAATAATTAAAAATAGTAACGTATTCTTTTTTATATTCACGTACATCTATCATCTTATTAACTATTGTTTCGTAATTACCTATATTAAGTTTTATAAAATGCGAAAATACACTAGTATCCATTTTTTTATTTTCTGTAGTGGTAGAAACATCTCTTTTTATAAAAGTTGGTATTTCGTCGTATGTTTGTGTAGTAACAGATTTATTTGAATAATTATTCATTATTTATCATATTATAATAAAAGTTTTAAATAATGAAAAATAAACAAATTAAAAATTAAGCGCTACACATTTCACACCCCACTTCATCTTCAACATCCTGACTTTGTTCGGGCCTGTCCCGACCTCTGTTTTCTGATTGTTTTGTAGTGTCATTTGTTTTTAATTCTCGTAATTTTTTTTCTAATTCCGGATCAACGCTAAATTTACCACCTGTTATGACTTTTTGACGTAAGTAATAAATTCCTGTTTTTAATTTTTTATTCCAAGCATAAAAATGCATACTGGTTAATTTTTTATAATTAGGATTTTGCATAAATAAATTAAGAGATTGTGTCATATCAATATAAACAGCTCTTTGTGCTGATTGATCAATAATATTTTTCATAGACATTTCCCATACTGTTTTATATAATTCTTTTATATGATCAGGAATTGATTGAATATTTTGAATAGATCCATTGTTAGCAATAATAGTATCTTTTAGTTCTTTACCCCATAATCCCATATCTGTTAATTCTTTTACAAGATATTTATTTGCAATGATATATTCACCTGATAATACACGTTTTTTATAAATACAACTATCAATCGGTTCCATTGTATCAGAATTACCCATAATTTGTGCTGAACTTGCTGTAGGCATACAAGTTAATAATGTAGAATTTCTTACACCATGAATTTGAATTTCTTTTTTTAAACTATCCCAATCCCAACGTCCTGTAAGATAATCATTTAAATCAATATTATCGGTCTCTTTCCATAAATCGAATTGTAATTTTCCTTGACTAAAAGGACTATCTTTGAATGTAGAATAAGGTCCGTCTCTTTTAGCTAATTCTAAACTTCCAGTTAAAGCTCCATAATATAAAGTCTCAAAAATTTCTTTATTTAATTTTTTAGCTTGATCACTTTCAAAAGGAAATCTCATTTTTATATATGTGTCAGCAAGACCTTGAACACCAATACCAATAGGACGATGTTTAAAATTACTTAATTCTGTTTCTGATGTGGGGTAATAATTATAGTCAATGACATTATTCATTGGTAATATCATATCTTTTGCAACTTGAAAAAGTAATTGATGATTAAAATAAGGTTTACCATCCATGTTATATTCTACATATTTAGGTAAAGCAACACTTGATAAATTACAATTATGTACTATAAAACCTTCAGCTACAAAATTATGTGCATCTGGAACATGTAAATCGTATACTTTTTCTTCACCAGCATATTCAATAGAAATAAGAGTTGTTTTTAATAAGAAACTTGGATTTTCCGGATCCACTATCATTAAATGATCATGTTTTGTTAAATCTTTTAATTTTTTCCATGTATATTTTTCATGTTCCTGGCTTGTCCAGGCCCGAACGGAGTCGGGATCATTACTGAAATTTGAATTATCAGATGTTAAGAATAAATGATTTTGAGTGGCTTTAATAGGATTCATTCCATAACATTTTAATCTATATACTTCTCTTATACCATTAGGAATTAATATTGAATTTATATAAGTTGGTTTGTGTTGTAAATCAACGTCATTATTAAATATAGATAATGCGTATGTATTATTACTACATTGATCAATACGTTTATATCCTGTATTTGTTAAAACTTGTGTATCACCTGTAAAACAAACAGCATATTCTTTATCATCTGAATATAATGTAATTTCAGCACATTGTCCTGTTAAAACACCATTAAAAATACCCATACCTCTTTTTGTTTCTTTAAAACAGTATGTATCTGTAATTTTCGAATTTTGAATAATATCAGTTACGTATATATTTTTATATAAATCAGTATAAACTTTGAATAAATTATCGGAAATGCAAATATATTCATATTTAAAAACTAATCCTAAACTTTCTAATAAATTTATGTCTGTATTATTAATAATAAATGAATAAACATTATTATGATATACGATATTTGGTTGACAACTTAATGTTTGTAAAAGTAACATAATTTTTTGTAAAAAGGTAATATATTTACAATTTAATACAATAACTCTTGCATTTTTATCTTGTGAACAAAATCCGAAACCTTCTGTAAATAATCCATTTAACCAAGATATTTTACTTTTTAAATCATAATTTATAGGAACTATTATTTCATTTATAAAATTATTTAATTCCTTTTCTGAATTATTATCTACATAATATTTTTCATTACACATAGCGCTCATTCTTTTTCCTAATTCGAACGCATTTTCAAGGACTATTGAAGTGTATACAACTGGTAAGTCATATTGTATTAATTGTGTACCAATAGTTAAATCATGTGCTTCTAATTTAATATTATTTTTAGTGTAAAAATGATGATAAGGTGTACATTCAATTTCAATACCATTAGATAATATAATTTTTATTAGTTGTACTTTTTCACCTGTTTTTTTTACAATTGTATTCGTAAATTCTTTACCATTCCATATTTGTACAGCTTTGTTTTTTAATGATACAATTGGATAAAAACCATTAGATGTTAGTATCATTGTATCAGGTGCTACACATAAATTACTTGATTTAATAACACCTATATTTTTTTGATTACTTTTGTTATTAATTGAATCTTTATATAATAAATAAGGAGTACCTGTTTCCATTTGTGAATCCAAGATTTTTGTCCAAATATCTTGTGCTTTTATTTTTTTACGATACATTCCTTTAGAAATATATTCATTATATAAATTATCATAATCATCACCATATACATCATTTAATCCTGGACATTCATCTGGGCACATTAAATACCAATCACCATTTTCTTGTACTTTTTTCATAAATAAATCAGGAATCCACATTGCTAAAAATAAATCTCTTGCACGAAGTTGTTCATTACCTTGGTTTTTTCGTAAATCCAAAAATTCTAAAATATCAGGATGTTCAGGTGATAAATAAATTGCAAAAGACCCTTTACGACGACCAGAATTATGAACCAAACCAGATTCCGTAAGATAATTATGATTATCTATCATATTAAAATCATATACTTTTCCTTCATAAAATTCTTTTTCAATTGTTGTTATTTTACACCATAATGTATTACAATATTCAAAATAAGTTTCATTGTTATTAGAAATAGTAATATTATCAATATGAATAGTCATATTAGGTAAATTTAAATAATAAATATTTTTATTTATATCACATGGTGCTAAACCACCAGATGTTAAAATAGAATATTTTAATAATAAAAATCTTAAACTACGAATGACATGTTTTGATTTACTTTGAAAACGTTTATTCATACAATGACAATTTGAGCCTATAATCATATCAGAAGATGTATTATCACCAAATTCTAACAATCCTCTTAAAAACATATTAATTTTATGTTTTGGCAAATGTAATATATCTTCATGACAATATTTATTATCATTTTCATCATATATCATTTCTTTGTAAATACCAATATTATCAATACTACTAACTGGTATTGACCAGTCTTCACAGAATACAATATTATGTTTATTTAAAAACCGATGTATAAAAGTAAGAGTTTCTTTAGTATATTTATGTGATTGTAATGTATAATAACAATTATCATTGGAAATATGAAAATAATTACCTAACATAATTCCGTAAAAACGACATTTTTGTAGTGACCAAAATTCAAGATTATTTTCATAAGTTGGTATTGGATAACCTACATAATTACCCACTTTTAACGTATCAGCTTTTGCATATTCAATAAATGCTTGACCTGAATGCAGTAATAATGTAGAAATATCATGATCTTTTGTACATTTTAATGCATCTATGCTATATTTTGTATAAAATTTATAAATCATTTCAGATTTATTATTAACAAATACTTCATTTACCTTTTTAAAAGTTCCATCATGTGTAATTAAAAAATCGGATGTTGTAACTTGATCCATACGTTTTAAACCATTTTTTGTATAAACATTTACATCTGGTAAAATACATTGATTTACATAAACTGATACTTCATTAAATACTTTTAACATTGGAATAATACCATCACTTGTACCATTTGTACCACGAATACGACTTCCTTTTGCTCGTATATTTGAAATATGAAGTCCTATTCCACCACCTACTTTACTAATTTTTGCACAATCTGTTGCTGTCTTAAAAATACCTTCAATTGAATCAGATGAACCAATTAAATAACAACTACTAAGTCCATTTAAATGACATCCAGAGTTAAAAATAGTTGGAGAAGCAAATGTGAAATAATGTTGAGAAATAAGATTATATGTTTTTACAACATTTTCTATATCTTCTTTATGAAGTTGTAAAGCAACTCTCATATATAAATGTTGAGGACGTTCCACAACTTTACCATTTAATCTTAATAAATAACTTTTTTCAAGTGTTTTATATCCAAAATAATCAAAAAGGTAATCTCTACTATATTGAATTGTAGAATTAATGATATCTTTATGTTTACGCACAATGTCAATCATTTCTTTTGTAATAATAGGTGCATGTTTATTAGTTAAATCCACATTATTATATAATATTTCCATAACATGATGAAAATTATTTGATGTATTTTTTTGAATATTACTAATAATAATTCTTGATGCCAATTGTGCATATTCCATATTTTCTATCATACCAATAGAAATTCTAGCAGCTTCTTCATCTAGTTCTGATGAACTAATACCATCATAAATACTAGAAACTGTTTTTTGCGCAATTAAATCTGAATCAATTGTTTCTAATTTACCTAAAGATGTATCATTGCATAATTTTTTAAGTCTATGTAATACTTTATCAAAACTCAACGATTCATAATTTCCATCACGTTTTAATATTTTCATCTTATCTAATAAAACTTCTAATTATTTTAATTTTACTTTTAAATTAAATTTTTTTATTGAACTTTAAATTCATTTTTAATTTAAAGTTAATAAATTATTATTAGTAAGATGATATATAATATATAAATGGTAGATATTCCAAATACAAATATTACATTTATGTACGATGATGAAATTTTATATGATGAGATGGATAATAATAAAAATAATAATAGAGAAAGTTTAGATAATACACACGAATCAAATAAACATGATCCTGTCTTGAACAGTCCAGAACAGACACGGGATGATGAATATATAAAAAAAATCATTGATAAAACAAAAAATCAAAGTCTTAATAATGGATGGAATAAACGAAATGAGTTATTTATTATCAGTATTCAATTAAACTGTAAACATTATAAAAAAATGCATGAATTATCAGCAATGAATTGTAATACAGTTTTTAATGTTATGAAAATTGGTTTAATTATTATTTCAACATTATTAAGTGTTTTAACGACTTATCCAAATGATCAATGTGGATTTACAATGAATATTATACGTTTTTGTTTAACTTATATAGTTACATTAATCAGTATACTTATGCATTTTTTTAATTATACTCATTTAACTGAAAGACATAAAACAGCCGCTTGTGATTTTCTTAAAATTCATCATGATATTAAACAGCAAATGTGTTTATATAAACGTGATAGATATATTGCATTTAGTTATATATCAAAAATTATAAAACAGTATGATACATTAATAATGATAAGTCCTATTATTCCATCTCATATTTTAAATAAATGTAAACATGAAATTGAAAAATGTTCCGATGATATGAATGATATTATTAAAACAATGTCAACTGTTGATATTATTGACAGCAATAAAACTCCTTCTCCTCAAATAAGAAATAACTATTTTACTAGTCAAAATAAAAATACTGAACACATGCTCAAAGTAGAATCAAATCTACAAAATGATGAACAAGATAATTCAGATTCAGGATCATGTCTTTTACAGACCAGAACCGAGTCGGGATCACCTGAAAAAAGTGGAGAGTCTGATCCTAATAGCATTCAAATTTCTGTACGAAATCATGTACAAAATACAAAACGTGTTCATGTTGTGCACAGAGATCCTGACTTGTCCAGGACCGAATGGAGTCATGATCCATTATTAATAACAGGTGATATCGAAGATGATGAAGTAAATAAATGTAATTCTGATCAAATAAAAGAATTACGTTTAAAATTTTTTAAAGCAAACACCAGTTATGAGTATTTAAGATTTTTAAGAAATGAAATAGAATAAATTACTGTAATGTAAATAAATAAAGTGTTTTGTTAATATTTCCTACCATATCATCACGAATATTATATAAATCTGTATCATGTGATTTCAAATATTTTGGTAATTCTTTTTTTAAAAATAAGACATAACTTTGTAATAATTTTGTCATTTCATCATCAGAAACATTATATACTGTAATTTGTACATCATTAGTGAAATCTGGACGTTCATATCTACCAATGTATACTTCTACAAATTTATCAATTAAATCTGTTAGTTCGTCAAATAAATTACCAGAGGCTGTATGTCTTGCAAAAATGCGTGTTTGCCAATGATATAATTTAATTGTATGTGACATATTGAAAAACATTTTAATAATTTCTTGACAAGCTAACATTTTTATTAGTTTACTATTATATTATAATAAAAAAAATTTTATTATAAATTTCATTAAATACTTAAAATTATTAAATTATAGAAGAAGATCTAAACCTTTTTAATTTTTTAGCTACTGAACTATAAAGTTCTTTTTTAAAATTTTTTAATAATTCATTTAACACATTTATATAATCTAAACTTGTCCAATTTGCTTTTAATTTCATATTTTTATCTAATTCTACAAATATTTGATATAATGAATCTTTATCTAATTTTTTTAATACTCGATGATTAATTTCATAATTTAAATTTTCCCATAATCGTCCGTCTGAAGATGTCTTATTAAATTCCAATAATTTTGGATTATATTCTAAAGCATCTAAAAATAGAACAATAGTTTCAGATGTAGTTTTATTATTGTATAAATAACCTTTTTCTACAATTGATTCGGTTTTGATAATACTCATATTTTCATTATTAATTGTATATTTAATTGTTGATGAATTTGTATAAGAATCTAATATTTCAGATAAGTATTCTTTAACCCAGGTATTATATTTATCACCATAAATAATATTTACAACATCTTTTTGTTTTTTTATTAAATCATTTTTTACAATAATAAACATACTCCCCTTTTATAGAATTCTTATATTTATAATAATTATTTTAAAAATTTATAATTATTTATTATAAAATGTTTGTACTCTTCCTGATGGATCTGTGTTTTCAGACCATTTAGGTACCCAACTTTTAACAGTTAACTCACTTGTATTATTATAACTATTAAATAATGTACAAAATATTTCTCTATAAAATAAATGTTCTTTTGTTGTTGGTGTATTATAAGTAAAAAATTTTTTTAATTCATTAAACATATCATCTGTATACACTGATTCAGTATATTTCTTTAAATTATCAATCCAATTATTTTCTTTATTAAAATCTGATACACCATCACTAAATTGTTCTTTTTTACGTTGTAAAATATTATCTGGAATATATCCAACAAAACTATCTCTCACAATTTTCTTTTCAATATAACCATTTATAGGTCCAAAACGTTTATATTTTGGATGTAAACTTAAAATGTATTTTATATATTCTTTATCTGTAAACGGTACACGGACTTCTAATCCATGTGCCATACATGTTTTATTAGCTCTTAAACAGTCAAAGTAATGTACATTACTAACTAAATGTACAGTTTCATCTTGGAAAGCATCATCATTTGGAGCATTTGCACCATAAAGATAACACAATAATTCATCAGAAAGTTCACCAGAATATAGTACTTTTATATTTGGAAAATTTTTTTTTATTTGTTTTGTTAACATGTACATTGCAGTACTTGCTCTTACGGATGTACAATCATAACTTTCAATGTACCAAATAACATTTTTGATATTATCTATACCTTCCTGTATACTATAATAATATTCATAATGTTCTGTTTTTAAAAATTGAGAAACTTCTCTTGCAGCAATTAAATCAGGTGAATTTTTATTAATTCCTATACTAAATGTTTTAATTTTTTTCTTGTATCCTATTTCTTTTGAAATCTTTACAACTAAACTTGCAATTAAACTACTGTCTAGCCCACCACTCAATAAAACACCAAAATCACCATTTGCATTATTTAACATATCAATTAATCTAGCTTTTACACTATTAGTTAATAAAGATCTTATAGTGTCATAAATAACGTTTATATTATCTTCTTGTATATATTTACAATTGTATGAACTGTAATCATTTAATGACATGTAACTTTTTAATTGTTCGGATTTGGTACTTCTATCCCAACTTTGTTCGGGGCCGGATAAACCGGGATCTCTGTTTGAATCTGTACAAAACAAAGAATAAGGGATAGGATAAGATATAAAACAATCATCAAATGAATTTTTATAATAAGACCTTGGTAAAAAGGTTGTTATTATATTGTCTTTATTATCATCTTTTGTTAATGCTTTTAATTCAGATGAAAAAATAAGTGTATTTTGATTATTACTACGATTAATACTACTATATAATGGTGTAATACCAATATGATCTCTACCAACTAAAATATTACGTATTTCTAAATCAACTAAAACAAAAGAATATTGGCCAGATAATTTTTGAAAGATTATTTCAGGTGTGTTTTTGTATTTTTCATATAATGGAATAATAATTTCACAGTCAGATTGTGTACAAGTAAAATTTAATTCATTTTCTAATTCATGCCAATTAAAAATTTCACCATTTATAATTAAATAAATAGATCCTAATTGATTTTTAATAGGTTGTTTAGTATTATTACCATTTATATGTAATCTTGTATGTGCTAGTAATATATGCATATTATTTTCAGGAATTTTAATTAATACATGTCCAAAACTATCTGGTCCACGGTGATTTAATAAGTTTTTTGTATTTTTTAAAATAGTTTTAAAATCCTTGAATTCATCTGTTATTAAACAAAAAATTCCACACATTACTTAATTAATTTAATTAGCTTAATTATTTTTAAATCAATTATTAAGTCTTTTGTTCAAAATAAATAAATAATGTCATACTATTAATTAAATGGTAAAAAGTAAAACATTATTAAATTTAGCATATGTTCATATTGGAAAGACATTACCGGAGTGTTTTTTGGATAATATTTATCAAATGTTACTTTTAAATTATTCCCAAATAAAAGTGTATATATTATTGGATGATAATTTAATAGAAGATGTAAAAAAAAACGTGTTATTATTAAATGATGTTTATTTTAAAGGTCACACACCCGTATCTTTACAATTTGAATTTATTAGAAACTCATTTCTTGAAGAAAAATATTTGAAGTCTGGGAGTCTGGGATTTGACTCTTATTATAAATATACAGAAGGAATAAAGAAATATAATTTAGAACAATTTAGAGATGGATTTTGGGTGACAACTACAAAGCGCTTTTTTTATTTATTAGGTTTAATGGATATGTTTTATTTAGAGAATGTATTTCATATTGAAAATGATGTTATTTTATATGATAGTTTAAATCATATTTATAATAGTTTGTATGTTAATAATGATAAATTAATATTTGTAAGAGATTCTGACAAGAGAGTAATTCCTAGTATTGTATTTATACCAGATAAGTTATCTATAGAAACACTTGTTAATCATATTAGTAATACATTGAGTTCAAGTAGTAGTTTTTTAAATGACATGGCTTTATTGGCGAGTTATCCAGATTATTATGAATTTAATATATTTCCTTCTCAAAATAATAAATATATTTTTGATGGTGCTGCTATAGGACAATATATAGATGGTACTGATATAAGAAATTTACAGAATTTACCATCTGAAGATAGTGATTCTTATGAAATGTTAAAAAATAACAATCCTAGTGTTGGATTTATAAATGAAACATGTATATATAAACCAAATATTACAAAGTTTTATAAAAAGTTATGTAATGTTGATAATGTATCTATTCCATTAAATATTATGTTAGCAGATACATCTGAAATAAATTGTACGAATATTGTTTGTAATGTGCATGTGCATTCAAAGCAATTATATAAATTTAGTAGTGTATTTGATATATCATTTTCTGATATTATAACGGGTGATCGTATTATTGGATTATGTGATTTTGTTATTTCTGTACGTCAAATAAATGAATTTCATAAAAACATTGATAATTTTATAAGTCCTGATAAAATATTATTGATAAAAGATTTTAATAATATTAATTATAAAGGATTATCTACTATTTTTAGAAGTGTTAATAAAAAATGTTTAAAATTATTTATTTATACACATTTATTACCATTTTTAACAAGTGTAAAATTTTTTCATAACTTGGACAAAGAAATGGATTATATTATTTATTTGCATAATAGTGATCATTCATTGAATGAAAAGGTGAGTAGTTTTTTAGATGAAGATTTAACACATATTAAAAAAGTGTACTCACAGAATCCAGAATTGAATTCACCAAAAGTAAATTTATTGCCCATTGGTTTAGCAAATTCTATGTGGCCTCATGGAAATTTGTTAGAATTTTATAAAACTATGAAAAATACGTATATGTTGAAAAAGACCAAGAATATTTATATTAATATAAATCCTGGAACTTTTAGTTATAGAAAAACAATTCTCGATATATTACAATCAAATAATTGGACTTTATCACCTTCAAAACCTTATAAAGATTATCTTTATGAATTAAGTTCACATTTTTTTTGTTTATGTGTAAGAGGTAATGGTATTGATACACATCGTTTTTGGGAGTCATTGTATTTAGGTGTTATTCCTGTCATTATTAATAATGAATATACGAACTGTCAAATTTTTGTGGATTTATTAAATAATATAGGTATCCCTTTTTATGAAATTAAATCACATGATGTATTTAATAATAAAAGTGAGTTAGAAATATTTAATGAATTATTATATAAGAAAATATTAACTAGAACAAACAATAGTATTCAAAATTTAAATTGTTTAAAATTGGATTTTTATAAAGATAATTAACATTCATATTTTTGTATTTAATTAATTTTTTATTAATTAAATAATCAGTTTTTATATCCAGATCCTCGGGTCTGTTCCAACCTCTGTTCGTGTCTGTACCGACCTCTGTTCGGGTCTGTACAGGACAGAAAGACAGAAAGACAGAGAACTAGGATTTTTGTAGATCTTTTAGTAGATCTTTTTAATATATACTATTTTTTATATTGTGATTGTGTGTGTGTTTTATATTGTGATTGTGTGTATTTTATAGTGATTATGTTATTTATTGTATTTTTATTTTTATTGTAAGTTTCTTATATTATTTTTATATTATTTATTGTAAGTTTCTTATATTATTTTTATTAGTCGTCGTTAAAAAGTAACAATAATTTTGTTATTGCTAAATAAGTACTTGTCCCTATATCATGGACAACGGGTTTGGAACAAATCTGGAAGGATTTTTAATTCATGGTAATTTATCATTAAATCCGTCGTTAATACCTGTAGTTGATGGTGATGGTTCACTTGAAGCGTCTGGTACATTTTATATTGATAAGATAAGAGAATATAATGTAAGTAATGGTATTAATATTCAGCATGTTGTTTTTAATAATGATTATGTTGAAATTCCATTTAATAATCCTAGTGATGCGAGTACAGGAACGTTATTATTAAATGGTGGTATAACAATAACTAATACAACAGATTCTATTAGTTTAACGTCTGGTGGTACACTAACTACGTTGGGTGGTGTTAGTATTGCTAAGAAATTAAATATAGGTGATATAATTAATTGTAATAACAATAAAATTATAAATTTAGATTGGCCTACACATCCATTAGATGCAGCAAACAAAGCATATGTAGATTCAATAACATTTGGAAGTTTAAATGGTAATTTTTCATCTGGACAAGTTTTAATTGGTGGTAGTGGTGGTAATGTTGTCGGATTTCCTGAATTTACTTATAATAGTAGTGATGGACTTGTAATATATAATACATTAGATTCGATTAGTTTAAGTTCAGGTGGTGCTATGGCAATTTATGGTGGTGTAAATATTTATAAATCATTATTTGTTGGCGGTACAATTAATGTTAATAATAATTTTATTCATGACGTTTTAACTCCTATATTACCAAATGATGCTGTTAATAAGGCATATGTAGATAATGCTATAACGAATATAACATCTGCAAATATATATGGTAATTTTTCATCTGGTCAAATATTAATTGGCAGTATTGGTAATACATTAATTGGGAAAAATTCATTTATATTTACAGAAGATTATGGTATTTTTATATTAAATACAACAGATGCTAGTGGATTAGGGACAGGTGGTGCATTAACAATTACAGGTGGTTTAAGTGTTGATAAACATGTCTTTATTGGTCTAGGATTAGATATGAATCTTACTAACATTAAAAATTTAAAAACGCCTATTGATGGGAATGATGCAGTTAATAAGAATTATATAGATGCTGTTATTGTAAATTTACCAACTGTTATTTATAAATTACAGGAAAACAATTATGTAAATACATTATTATTAAATAATAATCAAATATCACCTGTGGATATTCCTTTGTTAAACGAATCAGCTGATAAAACATTATGTTTCATAACATATATTTATATAAATGTCAATTATGGGAATAATAATTATACATCATGTCTTTATACTATTATATGTTTTTATAATAATGCGACAAATAATTGGATTTATAAAACTCATTTTAGTGGATCATTAACAGGTGTTAATTTTGTCGTAGTGGCAGAAGGAATTAATGTAAAAATTCAATATACAAATAGTGATTTAAATAATACAACAACTATTCAATATTATATAGATGAAAATATTGTAGTAAATCCACATACAACACAATATAATTATACTTTACCAGACACATTAATAGATGAATATCATGATTTTTTAAATTATTTATATACAGATATTGCATCTGTAAAATTGCATGTTTTTATTACAACAACTACATCATCATCTCTTTATATCTTTGATTTATTATTTAAAGAAAATACATGGGTTTTAAATTATGAAAGAGTCGGACCTGATTTGGGTATTGTTTTTCGTATAATAAATGCAAATAGTTTAGGTACTATTCAATATACTTATACAAGTAATGATGGTAGTGGTTTTGTTGCACGTGTAAAACAATATAAAATTTTACAATCATTTTATTCTTTACAATTACAAAATAATGCATATGATGCTATATTGGAACAAGTTAATGTAACAGCAGAATTTGTTCAAATGTATATTTATGTAGAAAAACCGACAATACATGAATATGCTTATTATACTATACAAGGTTTTTTATATAATACTAATTGGTTTGCTAGTTCTAGTTTTATAGGTGATACCACAGACATTTTATTTTCTATAGATGGGGATGGTTATTTAAAATATGTAAATCCTGATCCTATAAATCCAACATATATTAAAATTTATATGATTTTACCAAATATACATATACCAACAGATGTTATAGATGGTGGTACAGGACATACATATTTAGAGCCTTATTCTGTATTAGTAGGTAATGGATATGGCCCAATTTTAAATACAACAGAATTTATTTATCAAGATTGTGCATTGAAATTAAAGTGTCCTGCTGCTCAAATTATTGTTTACAATACAACAGATGCAACAGGATTAGGTACAGGAGGGAATTTAACATTATATGGTGGTGCAAGTATTGGTAAATCATTATATGTGGGTGATAATTTAAATGTTGGGAATTCAATAATTGTAAATAATATAAATTTAACACCTAGTGTTGGTGATTTAAATGAAAATATATTTTATGCAAATAATAATCAAATTATACCCGTTAATATACCTAATTTTAAATTTGATACAGCAATTGTAAAATCATTTGTAGCTCAAATTTCAATAACAATTAAATTAACAACAAATGAATTAGATAGTTTAGTTATATTAAAAGGTATTAGTACACATGATGGATGGAAGTTAATGCTTGAATTCATTGGTGATAATACAGGTGTTATATTTTATTGTAATAATCTTGGAAATATTCAATATACTAGTTTAAATTTCAATAATTGGATGTTTACAAAAATATCATTCAGAGCTACAACTACAACTGTTTAAAATTAATTAATATATAATTTGTTCAAAAATGAAATTTGTAATATTTAAATAAATTATATAAAAATTTAATATGTCAAATTATACATCACCATTGTATTATAATCAGGCTTTAATTATTTTAGATACAACACCAGTTACAAGTTATACACAGGGGTCTATGGTGTTGTATGGTGGATTAAATGTGAATAATACAGTTGATAGCACAAATCAAAGTAATGGTAGTGCTGTTTTCTATGGTGGTGTTGGTATTCAAGGAACTTTAAATGCAGGATTATCTAATTTTTCGGGTGATGTTACTATAAATTCTACATCTGAAAGTACTGATCCGAATAGTGGTTCATTAGTGGTGAAGGGTGGTATTGGTGTTGCAGAAAACGTAAATGTTGGTGGTAATGTAACTATTACAGGAGATTTAACTGTTAATGGTACGACAACAAGTGTTAATACGACGACTATTAATGTTACAGATAATACATTATTATTAAATTCTGGTCCATCCGGTACACGTGATAGTGGCGTTTTTATTGAACGTTATCAAACTGATAATGATGTTGGTAATGGTGATGTTGTATCAAATGGAGAACCAATAGCATTTTCAAGTTCAATTGCGAGTTCAACAAGTAATACAATCGTTCTTGCAGATGATCCAAATGAGGATATTACAAAATGGTGGGTATTAATTACATCAGGATCAGGTATAGATCAAGTAAGACAAATTACAAGTTATAATGCTGGTACATTAACAGCAACGTTAAGTTCAAATTTTACTACTGCTGTATCTTCGTCAGATACATTTGATTTATATAATAGAAATTATTTTGGAAGTTATTATCATACAGATGATAAAATGTATGTATTAGCATATGTTTCTAATATATCTGATATAAAAACAAGTTTACCACCTGATTCATATGCAGATGTAAGATCAAAAGGATTATTCGCTGTTAATTCTACGATTTCAAATGTAGTAATTACCAATTTATCATCAGGAAATATTAATTTTGGGAATGCATCTATTGGTAATTTACATTTTAATGTAGCGACGATTGGATCATTAGCTGTAACAGGCGATTCTATTTTACATGGTAATGTTACAGCAGGTGCATTGAATGTAACAGGTATAAGTTATTTACAAATGGGATTAACTGCTGGTACATTAAATGTAACAGGTAATACATTATTGAATGGTAATGTAACAACGGGTGCATTAAATGTAACGGGTGTAAGTTATTTACAAATGGGAGTAACTGCTGGTACATTAAATGTAACAGGTGATACATTATTAAATGGGTTTGTTACAGCTGGTGCATTAAATGTAACGGGTGTAAGTTATTTACAAATGGGATTAACTGCTGGTACATTAAATGTAACAGGTGATACATTATTAAATGGGTTTGTTACAACTGGTGCATTAAATGTAACAGGTGTTAGTTATCTTCAAATGGGATTAACTGCTGGAACATTAAATGTAACAGGTGATACGTTATTGAATGGTAATGTTACAGCTGGTGCATTGAATGTAACGGGTGTAAGTTATCTTCAAATGGGATTAACTGCTGGAACATTAAATGTCACTGGAGATACATTATTAAATGGGTTTGTTACAGCTGGTGCATTAAATGTGACAGGTGAAAGTAATTTACAAATGGGATTAACTGATGGAACATTAAATGTAACAGGAGATACATTATTAAATGGTAATGTTACAACTGGGGCATTGAATGTAACGGGTGTAAGTTATCTTCAAATGGGATTAACTGCTGGAACATTAAATGTCACTGGAGATACATTATTAAATGGGTTTGTTACAACTGGGGCATTGAATGTAACGGGTGTAAGTTATCTTCAAATGGGATTAACTGCTGGTACATTAAATGTCACTGGAGATACATTATTAAATGGGTTTGTTACAGCTGGTGCATTAAATGTGACAGGTGAAAGTAATTTACAAATGGGATTAACTGCTGGAACATTAAATGTAACAGGAGATACATTATTAAATGGGTTTGTTACAGCTGGTGCATTAAATGTGACAGGTGAAAGTAATTTACAAATGGGATTAACTGCTGGAACATTAAATGTGACTGGTGAAACTATTTTGAATGGAAGTGTGACAACAGGTGCATTAAATGTGACTGGAAGTAGTTATCTTCAAGGTGGTTTAACTGCTGGAACATTGAATGTAACGGGTAATACTATTTTAAATATGAATGTAACAGCTGGTGGATTAAATGTAACAGGTGAAAGTAATTTACAAATGGGTTTAACTGCTGGAACATTGAATGTAACGGGTGATAGTATTCTTAATGGTATGGTAACAGCTGGTGCTTTATTTATTACTGGTGATAGTGTAATGAATGGTTTTGTAACAGCTGGCGCATTAAATGTGACAGGTGAAAGTAATTTACAAATGGGATTAACAGCGGGTACATTAAATGTAACAGGTGACACATTATTAAATGGTAATGTAACTACAGGTGCGTTAAATGTAACTGGACCTAGTATTTTACAAGTAGGTATTACAGGAGGATGTTTATATATTACAGGTGAAACTATTTTAAATGGTAATGTAACTACAGGTGCATTAAATGTGACAGGTGCTAGTTATCTTCAAATGGGATTAACAGCAGGAACATTAAATGTCACGGGTGATAGTATATTAAATGGTAATGTAACAACAGGGGCTCTTAATGTAACGGGTGAAAGTAATTTACAGATGGGATTAACGGCAGGAACATTAAATGTGACGGGTGATAGTATATTGAATGGTACTGTGACAGCGGGTGCATTATATATTACGGGTGATAGTGTATTATATGGTAATGTAACAGCTGGTGCGTTATTTGTAACGGGATCATCAGTATTACAAAGTGTAACTACAGCATCATTAATGGTAAATGGAAGAGATATTACTCCAAGTTTAGGTGATATTTGTAAGGAAATGACATTTTATGCAAATAATAATCAAAGTGTACCGGATAATATAACTGATTTTAATTTCTCAAATAGTACGGTTAGAAGTTTTGATGCTATGGTTTCAGTATATATTGCTGTAAGTAGTGGTAGTGATTTATATGCAAATTATAATTTAAAAGGGATTCAAAAATCAGGTTATTGGGTATTAAACAGTACATTTATAGGTGATTCAACAGGTGTTACATTTTCTATTACAACAAATGGACAAATTCAATATATTTCTACAAATATTGCCAACTTTGTAAGTGATACAATGAAATTTAGAGCACTAACTACTTCAGTTGATATTATTTAAACAAAATATTTAAGTAAAATATAGTGACAACTGTAAAATAGAGATAAGTGAAAAATAGAAACAAATAAAATATAGTGGCAAGTTACACCGATGTATGTTATTCATCGATAGTTATTTTTATAAAATTTAATTATTTAGTGTATTAAATAATTAAAAGTTAAATGAATGATCCTGTTGTGTACAGGTCCGATCCTTTTGTGTACAGGTCCGATCATGTTATGTACAGCCCCAAATTAATTCGGGAAAAAATAAATATAGACATTGGTAAAGTTCATGATTATGTATTTAAAGGTTTTGGTACAAGTTTATCTTGGTTTGCAAATGCAATAGGTACTCGTGGAAGTAATGAAGTAAAAGATTATATTTGTAATATATTGTTTGATCAAAATAATGAAAAAAGTTTACAATTAAATATTGTTCGTTATAATATTGGTGGTTGGTTAGAAGGATGTAAATCAAAGCTTAGAAATGGGGCACAAATACATGCATATTCTGATAAAGAAGACTGGGATAAAATAGATTTAGGTCAACGTTATTTTTTAAAAAAAGCAAAGGAATTAGGTGTGAATATATTTGAAGCATTTTCAAATAGTCCACCTGTAAATATGACTGTAAGTGGTGGTGTAGAAGGACATAAATATAGATGTAGAAATAATCTAAAATTTGATAAAATAGATGATTTTAGTATTTATTTAGTAAATGTGACAACGTATTTAAAACAGCATGATGATATTCCATTCAAGAGTATTTCACCGATGAATGAACCATCTGGGCCTGGCTGGATAGTAGGATCTGGTCAAGAGGGATGTTTTTATGGATTTTTAGGAATAAGAATAAAATTAATAAAAGCTATTTATAAAAAATTACATGATTCTGATCCTATTTTGTACCGGCCCAAACTAAATAGGGAACAGAATACATTATGTATTTCTGCATGTGAAGAAAACAATATGTTACAAGCTTTATTTGGTATTTTAATAAATCCATTTATATGGAAATATATTGATCAATATAATGTACATAGATATAGAATAGGGAATGCTTTAAAATTTAATACTTTTAATTTAGAAGATAATAATGTATTACGTAAAATAATATATATTATTATGGGTAAATGTTTAAAAAAGAAAATTTGGATGAGTGAATGGGGAATGGGTAAAAAAACTGATGAGGGTGATTGGGATACTGTTTGTCATTTTGCAGATTCATTAATAGATGATTTAAATTATTTGAAGCCGATTGCTTGGGTGTATTGGCAAGTAATAGAAGATTTTTCTGGAAATGGGTGGGGGTGTTTACAAATTCCTTTTGATAATCCTACCATAGAAAGTATTGTTTATACTGTGCAATTTACAACTTTTCAACATTTTACTCATTTTATAAAAAAAGGATGTAAATTATTAAATTTAAAAAATCCTAAAAATAAAAATTTGAAATGGATTGGAAGTATAAAAGAAGATAAGATAAGTTTAATTATTTTATCTAAAAATACACAAAATATTGATATACAATTTCATCAATGTTTACATAATATAAAAACAATGTGTAGTTACCGTTTATCAGATACAAGCCAGGATAATAATATAAAAGTAGAATATGGATTTATCAATCATAGTAATATTTTATTATTAAAACCCATGTCATTAACATCATTTAGTTTTTCAATTATTTAATAATTTAATTTACATTGTTCTAGGTCCTGTTGATGAATATGATAAAGTTGGTTTAGGTGTCATTGACATAAAAGGAACCTGACTTTGTTCCTGGCTTACGACAGGAACTGATTTAGTAGATGTATTTTGTAAAGGTGTTGGTATAGTTTGATTTTTAGGAATACTTATTCCTGCTGTTTTACCCATACTCATACTCATACCTCCAATCCAAATATTATCATTATTAAACATATCATTGTAGATATTACTAGGTAAATTTTCCTTACTAAATTGTGTATCAATTACATTCGCAGGGACATATTTATATATTATTCTAGGAGGAGGACAATGAAGTTCGTTTTTAAACCATGAAATTGATACAAATATAATTCCAATTATTAACATTAATAATACTAATATATCCATTTTATTATTATTATTAATTAAATTAAATTCACATAATTGTATTGTTTAATCACAAAGCAAAATTGAATATTACGAATTACTTAATTGTAATAAGTAATTGTATAATTGATGACTAATATTATTCCAACTATAATTATTTTCAATGTATTGAAACATTTCTGTTCTATCTTGATCATTAAGTTTACGGAAATTCTTTTCAAAATGTAATAATACTGATAAAAGATTATCTCCATCAATATGATTTATATTTAACTCGTCTGGAGTTTTTATAACATCACTATTTATATAATAAATATTTTCTTGACCACCATTTTCATAAATATCTTGTATATATTCTTTAGTACTTCCTGTTCTAGGTACTAATACATTTAATCCACAAGCTAATGCTTCAAGACAACATAAATTAAAACCTTCTGCAATATAAGGTGATATATATAAATCAGCTGCATTATAAAGCATTCTGATTTGTTTGAAATTTAATGTTTTCTCAGTAAAAATAATATTATGTGTTAAAAGAGAATTCATTTCATCTTTTGTTATAATATTACTATTTTGTAATTCCTCAAAATAAGACTCCAAAAACAATTTTGTTTGATACAAATCCGAAGTTCCTTTTAATAATAATTTATAATGTGTTTTTTTCAAACGATTCACTAAGATATTTAAAACTTGTAAAATATACATAATACCTTTATTTTTAGTCATAGCACCCATATTTAATAATAAAATTTCATTCTCATCTATATTATAATGTTTTCTAACAGAATCACGAACATTTTTTTTTTCCTTATAAAATAATGTTGTATCAACACCATGAGAAATTATCATATTATTATTTATCTTTTTATCATCTGTTAAATATTTTTCCATACCGATAGATGACCATATTGACGGTGACGTAAAAGATATATTTTTAAAATGTTGTAAATACATTTTTATATAATTATCATTTACTTCCCCATTGGGTGGAGCGCCTATTAAAAAATAATTAGGATCTAATTTACTAAATTCTGATGTATAAAAAACACATATAGGTATATCTCTGTTCCATTCTCTTAATGTAATATCATATGGATAAGTTATTCTGTAAATAAGATCAATTTTAGTATCATTATCATTTTCTAAAAGAGGTTTAAAAATACTCGTATCAGATAATAACTTATTATATTCAGGTGTATATACTAATGTACGTTTATCATTCCATTCTTTACGATAATATTCCTTTTCATTTACAAAAAAATTAATTTTATCTTTATAATTTTTCCACAAATGAATCAATTGAAAACAGTTTACAATTGCATAAGAATGTCCAATATTAATCCATCCTTCAAACAAAACATTTAATTTACCATTATTTGTTGTATCTTTTATAACTGTACTTTTAACACTTGACATTTCTTATTTATTTTGTGTAAAATAATATTTTATTTTGAACCTAAGTCATAATTTTCAAAAAATGACAGTTTTATAAAAAAGTAATTGTAGACATTTTTTTATTGTCCTAAGGTATAAGAAGTTAAAGTTATTATAACATGGTAAAAGTAATTAAAAAAAAAAGAATAATAACACCACAGAAATTATCAAATGAAATGCAAAAACATAGTCCTTTAAAAAATGGTATTTATGTAAAAAATGAAGATGATGCATACGAAAATTATAATAAAATTATAAGTAGATTATATTTGGGAAATAAACAAGCAGCAAAAGACAAAAATTTTATGAAAGAATACAAAATTAAAGCAGTGTTAAATTGCTCAAAAGAAAAAGATATACCTAATTATTTTTGCGATTCTGATATTGAATATATGAGAATTCCTGTTGATGATTCATTAAAACAAAAAGATTTTGATTTATTGTACAAATTATTACCCGTCGCTGTTGAATTCATTCATAAGCATGTCGACGTCATGAAACAGCCGGTATTCGTGCATTGTTATGCTGGGAGACAAAGGAGCGTAGCAGTGACAGCAGCATACTTAATTTCAAAGCATAATATGGACCCTGTAGAAGCTTGTAAGCTTATTCTTGGTAAGAGAAAAGAAGCCTTTCATTTTGGTTTGTCTGTTAACTTTGATCAAACGTTAAATAAATTTTACAATGAAATACAAAAAAAAAAGAAATAAGACCATAAATAGTATTTTATTTTTAATTAATGCGTTAGGAATAAGAAATTAATTTAAAGATAAAGAAATATACATGAATATAAATAAATGCATCAAGTGATTAAATTTGATAAGGTGGATTTTAAAGCGTTAGTTGATACGAATAATTGTGATTCGTCTTTAAATTTTAAATGTAAAATAGTGGATGAATTAAACAATACATTTACAGAGGATGAAAAAAAATGGTATATTAACCGCGAAATTGCGTTCAGATTATACTATAATTTCATTATAATATGAAGGCATTGACATATCATAATGAAATTTAAAATAAGGTGTTTATATAGAAATACCTATCTAATATAACAATGAATAATCCAATATTATTTTATTGTATGTGAAAAATTGTGTTATATGTTCAATAACAAAATCATCTATACATTGTGGAAACATTTTTATTAGGAATGAACAATCAATATTAATACATTTAATTATATTGTATTTTAATAAATTTTGTAATATAAATAAATCGTCATATCCAAAATGATATATATCGAATGCATTTATGAAAGCTATATTGTTTTTAATAGTATAATATTTATAACTATTATCATCAGAAAGTAATTTTTTTATAATATAGTAAATATCATAATTGTTTTTTAGAAATAAACTTAGTTTATCATTTATAGAAATCATGTATTTTTATAATAAAATTAAATGTATTTCATTTTTTTTGAAATTTATCTAAAATTTCATATGACTGGATTATGAAATAAAATTGAAATTTATTATAGACATTTTTTTTAAGCTTATAACATAATGTCTATTCAATCTACATTTACACCTCAATATAAAGGTATTCGTTATTTAAAATCAATTGATAAATGGAATATTGTAGTAATTTATAATAATAAAAAATACGATTTTGGACTATTTGATACAGATCATGAATCAGCTTTTGCTTATAATACATTTGTAGAATATTTAAATAAATATTATGATTGTGCATATAAATTGAATATATTAATATATAAACTTGATCAAAAAAAAATAGAATGGATTAAAGCATATATTAATTTAAAATTAATTGACGTTTCTGATGATAAAATAAAAATATTAATAAATGAATTTATATATTCATTTTAAAATTGGTAATTTGTAAAATTCTTCAATTTAATGTGAAATATATTAAAATGATTATAAAATAATCTATATATTAACATAAATTAAAAATAATTTTTTTCGTTTTTTCTATAGTAATTTATTTTATACTATTCGGTCATAATAAAACATTTTTTTTGTAATAATAAAATTTATTATAAATACTATTTAAAAATAATATACTTAATATAGATAATTTAAAATGACTGTTGGTATTATAAAATTAACAAGAAATAGATCATATAGTATACATCCCCGTATTAGTAGAAGTATTAGAGTAGAAGCCCACACAGCAGAATTGAGATCGGTTCTGGACAAACCAGGATCGGGATCTTTTTCTCAACTTTTGTATAAGACAGGTTTGTACTTAGATAAAAAGTCTGATAAAAGTGTTTGTAAATTAAATGATTTTAAAGTAGTTAATATAAATTACCAGAATGGGAATTATAGAGACTTTCATTCATGTTTTTTAAAAAATGAAAAAGATCAAATTATGGAAAATATTTGGCAAAGTTGTAAAGTATATTCGAAACTGAATTATTACACGTATAAAATGTTTGATACAGTGCTTTGGGAACATAATGCAGAAATACATTTGGAAAATGATACAGTAACAAATGCATATTATTTATGGAAAGATAAATTAATAAACAATAAATATCCTGTTGTATATCCATGTGGGTATTGTAACAGAAATAAATTCGAGTTTATATTATTTGACAATAAAAAATATAGTTACAATGATGCTTTTTATAATATTTACATACCAATGTATTTAAATTTAATAAAAAATAAACCTAGGTTTAAAGAATTGCAAAAGGAATATCATAATGGACAAAATATATTAATTATATGTGATAATTTACCTAATAAAGAAATTGATTTTAATGTTAACAATAAAGAACAAATCTTTTATAGTCCAGGATTTACTTTAGCAATTGCATTATCAACACTTTAATAAATTAAAAATTGAAATAATAATAACTTTTCTTCAACTTGTGTAATAAAAACCATTTAAAGTACAACGACAAAAATGATTCCTGAAAATTTTAATTTAGGATATGCTTGTCTTAATACGTGTCTTCGTAAAAAAGGTGTATTTAGTTCTCGTACATTACGATTAGCCACTTTGCAGAAAAAAGGTATACAATATGCTAAAAATTTAGCTATAGAGAATTTAAAAGATTTGTTACTTATTCTAAAATGGAATAAAGAAAATGGAATATTTTTTTTTAGAATTACCTCAGAATTATTTCCTTTTGCTACTTACACTCAACTTATCAATTTCCAATCAGAATCCTCCGAACCTTGTAATGTACAAAAATCAGGACAGCCTTTATATTCATTAGATTTTGCAGATGAATTATTAAAAGAAGTTGGTGATTATGCTAAACAACATAATATACGTCTTACAATGCATCCTGCACAATTTTGTGTATTGTCTAGTAAATCAGAAGATGTTGTAAATAACGCTTTTGGTGAATTAAATCATCATTGTGAAATATTAGATCGTATGGGTCTTGATAAAAACAGTGTCATTATTATTCATGGTGGAGGCGTTTATGGAAATAAATCTAAAGCGTTGGAACGCTTGGAAATGAATATAATAAATTTACCTAAAAATACACGTGATCGTCTTGTATTAGAAAATTGTGAAATGTCATATACTTTAGAAGATTTATTACCTATCAGTGAAAAATTAAAAGTCCCTTTAGTAATTGATTATCATCATGATAGTATATATGAATCAACTGAAAAAGTTGATCATTATTATGATCGTGTGTTTAAAGTATGGAATGATAGAGGAATAAAACCAAAAGTTCATGTAAGTAACAGTATTCCCGGTATTACAGAAAATGATAATAAAACAACTAGAAGAAAACATTCAGATTACATACAATTTTTTCATGAACCATTATTAAAAATACAATTTCCTATTGATGTTATGTTGGAATGTAAAATGAAAGAAGCAGCTATTTTAAAATTACGTGAAAATTAAAATTTTTTTACGTACATTTATTATTTTTAAATTAATAGAAAATATAAAAAGAAAAATGGATTCAAACTTTTCATTTTTAATTATTATTTGTTTATTGACCGCATCATGGTATTATTATACTAAATACAAGGATTTAGAAAGGAACTTTGTAGATTTAAATAATAATTTAGAAAAAATGAGTATTGAAAATGCAAATTATCGTGTCAGAATTAAAGATTTGCAAAAATATAAAAATGATGTGAGTAAAACATTTAAAATTTTGGATAATGAATTGGTACAAATAAATAATCATGTTGAGAAAAACAATCAACAATCACAACAATTATTATCTCAATCATTCTCTCAATCATTACCTATGCAATTAACATCTAACTCAAATTCATCTAGTAGAGTTAATTTATTAACACCTGACATGTTAAATAATTTAATTGAAAATATGAATCAAGAATTTTCTTTTTTTAATCCATTAGAAAATAATCAAAATAATCAAAATAATCAAAATAATCAAAATAATCAAAGTACTTCTTCAACTGATACCACTACATTAAATACAGATCCAAACTCAGTTCGGCCCTGGACAAGCCAGGATCCCGGTTCTCTTCCTAGTACAGACCCGTCCAGAGTTCGGTCCGAACAAGATACACCTATTACTTTTTCACAAAGACACGACACACATGAAGAAGTACATAATCAAACACAAGATCCTTTCGTGTACAGACCAGAACTAAGTCAAGAACAAATTTCTATTCAAGAAAATAATGTATCCGAACTCAGTCAGAATCAAAATCAAGAAGTAGTTAATCCTGGTAATATTACTAAACTTGAACAGGAAGACGTTGATATATCATCATCTTCATCTGTTATACAAGAATTACCTCGTATTTTATCAATTATGAATTCGGATGGTATTAATGATACAGCAGAACGTGGAACAGAGTCAGGATTATTTTTAAGGTCCATGTCTTTTCCAAATTTACCAAATGTATACGGAAGATTAAGAATTCCTATAGTAAATGAACCTAGCTTATCTAGGACTGATATAACTAGGGTTCCAAACCCGAACTAAATTGTCTGTATTTTTTTTGTATAATACAAACATATTAATTCATTTTTTTCAAATGTGATTGTTTTTTGTTATAATTAACAATAAAAATTATTAAAAATTAATTTATTTTTAAAAATTATAATAAAGTAATATTACAATATGATTTTTAAAATGCAAGATGGACGTCAATATACTGATTATACACCTTCCTGTTCTTTAAATGCTTTTTTACAAAAAAAATATAAAACTTCTAATTCACATGAATACAGATACTATTTACAACATAATGCTGATCATGTTCATGATGAATTTATGTCATGCGCTGTTAATAATGATAGTAGTACAGTTGTATGTCCAGTTTGTTCACAAGCTGTTGCTTGGAAACCACAGTCCAGTAGTCAACCATTTTAGATTTACATTAATTTAAACCCATCATTTTATTTACATTAATTAATTTGTAAATAAAATGATGGGTTAACTTTATTAATATAACAACTAATTAATTGATATAAACAAATTTGTTGATGTATAATAACAATGAAAAGTGTATTAGTTACAATCTTATTTATTTTTATTATTGTCTATTTTATTTGGACAAGTTATACATCATATAATGAAAATGTATATATAACATCTACATTAGATAATAATAAGTATTTAATAAGAAGAGGAAAAAATAAACCAACTTATTTTTTATCTCATTCAGCTGATACATTAGCAGAAATTAATCGTCGAATTACAAAATTAATTGCTATATTAAATGAAAAATATGGTAATAATACTACAAAAAATTATTTTATACATCATTTGATATCAAATTACAATTTTAATAAATTATCAGAAGCAGCTTATGATCCTAGATTTACAACATATACAGTAAATAAAGATGAAGTACATATATGTTTGAGAACAAGAGATATAAATGAAAATATTTATGATATTAATTTATTAATGTATGTTGTTCTTCATGAATTAGCACATATGTGTAATTACGATATAAATAATGAACCAATCAAAGGCCACGGTGAAGAATTTAGAAATATATTTAAAATATTAGTCCAAGAATCTATATCAGCAGGACTTTATAAATATCAAGATTATAGTCGTGAACCTGTTGAATATTGTGGAATGCAATTAAATACTACCATTATAAGTAATTAAAAAATGAATTTTTATTTAGAATAAAATATAATGATATTTACTAAGGTGATAAATATGTTCAGTCGTGATAAAAGAATAGGTGTAATTCGAGATAATTTATATAATAACAATAAAGACTCGGTTTATTCAGAAAATGACTCAGATGCTATATTGAATTATAAAGTAGATTATGATTACGTCAATGATAATAGTAGTATTGATAATGATTCCAACTTCATTCGAAACTGCACACAACAGGATACATTAAAAGGAACAAAATTAGTTGTTTGTGAATTATGTAATTTAGAAAGTCATAAAGAAAAATCAAATTATATTATATTATCATGTTGTCATACAATCTTTCATATTAAATGTTTGATTGATAAATTAAATATATACAAAATATCAGATGATATCAAAAATGTTCAATTAAATGATCCAGACTTTGTTCGGGCCTGTACAAAACAGGATACAGAAAGTATTGCTAGCAAAAGTAGTAATAAATCAAATAATTTAGTATTTAATGAAAATATAATAACACAAGAATATTTTAAGAATCTTATATGTACACATTGTAATAAAAATCTTCACTACGAAGATATATTTTCATTATATAGTAAAAATGCATTATGTAATAAAAAATATCAAAATGAATATAATTTACAAATAAATTCCTTAAAAGATCAAAAAATGAAGATTGAAAATGAAATAAAATGTTTAAATGAATATGTAATTAAACTTGAAAATGAAAAGAAAATATCGAAAATTATGATGTCTAAAACATATACATTAATGACAGAATAATATAATTGTTACTGTCTTTTTACAAAAAATTTGGGGAATTTTAATTTTTTAATATCACTTGATGATGAATTTGTATTATTACTATTAATAGATGTTGGTCTATTAATTTTATAACTTTTCTTACTACTATTTGAACTATCATTACTTTTTGTACTTTGTTCACTACGATTACTGCGTATACTGCGTATACTACGTATACTACGTATACTACCTTTATCATCTAAACTTCCATTATTAATATTTCCTCTTATAGGTACAAATGTTGTTATTTCTTCTCGTATTTGTTCCTGTTTTTCAGTTCTTGTATTAAAAAACTGTGTAATATTATAAAGTGGATGATAAGATTGTATACTTTTTGATAATGTTTGTATTTTCTTTTTTTCAGTTTTCTCTTTTTCTTTTGTTGATAATTCTAAATCAGATACCGACTTAATTCGGGTCGGTATAAAACCAGATCGTAATTCTCTGTTTTGTACAGATTCCAGGATCTTTGCTTGTCCAGGCCCGAATGGAGACGGGATCGGTCTAGATATATTATTGTAAGTCGTTTCATAATAATGTAAAAAATGTTTATGCATTTTTCTTTGTTTTAAAATAATTTGTTTTAATGAAAATTGTAATGATTCTTTTTTCACATTGTCAATAAAAATAAAATAATATTTATTATTATTTACAATATGATTATTTTCAAGTAAATGTAATTGATTTTTTAAATTTGTAAATTGAAGTAAATTATGTCTTGTTGATTGCAAATATTCATCATAATATTTATCTATAATATTTAATTTAACAATATTATTTAAAAATTCTTGTTCAAAATTAATATTCATGTTATTTTACTTATTAAATTATTTTAAATTAAATTACGCATTATGTGCTTTTGCACGATGACTTACTCTAGCATTTACTATAGATAGTTTAACATAGAGAAGTTGTGTGCGAAATTTTATGAAAAATATTAAATTTAATCTTACATGCACATAATATAATTGTTATAACATTAAAATTTCACATAATATACATTATTTCATAAAGTGTAAAAATATTTAAATTTAATTTTATAAAACACCATAAAGTGATTTTTATAAGATTAACTTTAACATTTTTCATAAGATTTCGCACTATATAATACACAGGAATAATAATGAATAGTTACTATAGGTCATGGCTCACTTAAGATAACATGTTAATAGCGATACATTTATAAAAATCAATAAATTTATCTATTTTATCAGTGTATTCTTTATTATATATTTCCTTACATTCATACCATGTTTTATTAAATTTATCACTGTTTAATATTTTAGAAAAAGATATAAATAATAATATAATAGTAAGTATGGTAGAAATATCGCACCATTGTGATGATGAAATATCATACATAGGTGCTACAAATTGATGTGTAAATGTATCTGTTCTTTCAACACCACGTAAATAGGATTCTAAAATTGATAATGAACAAACATTACTATTCATTTTCCAATGAAGTAAAAGACAAATACAAAAAGTAACATGTAATATTAGTAAACTGATAATATTTGTAAATGGTGTAATGACGACGAATAATATTGTTAATACATGAAAATAATATATAAGATCTGCTAAAATAATATTCCCTGTCATATCTTCCTTTACTTTATGAAAGAATAAAAGTTTTTACAAAAATAGTAAGTTTGATTTTAAAAAATAATGTCATTTTTTAACATAATAATAGTCATGTTAATTATAGAAATTGATTACAGAGAACAAAAAATTTTAAAATTAATAAATCCTAATATAAATATAGTTGTTAATGATACTTTGCATGGACCTTTTACAATAGATAATATCACATTTTATTTCAAAATTTCAAATTTAATCGTGGGTGATTTCATTATTAAAAAAAATCATCCCACCTGTACCAGACAGGATCCTGAGTTTGTTCTGGCCGATTCCGACTCAGTTCGGGCCGATCAACAAGAAACTGTATATTATATTATTGAAAGAAAAACAATAAATGATTTATCTAGTAGTATAATTGATGGGAGATTTAGGGAACAAAAAGAAAGATTATCATTAAGTAATAGTGATATTATTTATATAATAGAAGGTCATCTAAATAAAATTACAAATAAAGGTATTTCAAAAAAAATATTAAAAAGTAGTATTATTAATTTACAGATAAAACATGAATTTAAAGTTTTGAAAACAGAAAATGAAATTGATACATTAGAATATTTATTATTACTTTACAAAAAAATAAATGATACTAGTGATGAAGGTAATTTTAAAGAAATAAAACCAGTTACTTTAAAAAAGAAAAATACATCTTCTAGTATATATATAAATCAATTAATGATGATTAATGGTGTATCAAAAATAATTGCTGAAAAAATAGCTGAAAAATATACGTCTTTACAACATTTACTAACAGCATTTACAACTGTTAATAATAATCAACCTGAAAATTTATTACAAGATATACAAATTACAGATAAAAGAAAATTAGGAAAGGCTTTAAGTAAAAAAATATATACATCTTTTATATCAGAATCAATACCATTAGTAACATCTCAAGAATCACAAAATACAGAAGTCAGTACAGAAGAAAATATTTGTCTTTTATAATGTGCTTTTAATGTGAGATTATTAATATGTGCGGTAAATTTAATATTATAATAATACGATAAACATTTTTTATAAGATTAAATTTATAATTGATTAAGCTACTAGGTCAAGACTAATTGTAGTGCGAAGGTGGAATGTTTCTACACTTATTTTAGAATTCTGTTTTTTTCATTTAAATAACTATTTATTAATTTACAATAATCTTTATTTTTTATTTTTTTAGAATCTTTTAATTTTAAAATTGTTTGTATTTCTGTAGTTGATATATTAAGAGCTTTTACAATATCTTTTAATTCTTCGTTTGAAAAACTTGAACAAGCTTTTCCTGTAATTTTTTTACGTTGGTCTAGATCATCTTCTTGAAGTTCTTCTAATGTTAATAGTCTTGTATCAACTATTCTAAATTTATCATCATATTCATCTTCTTTATTTCTAAAAGTACCATAAATTTTATAATTTTCTTTTATTTTATTATTATATTCTATGTCATCTTGTGTTAATTTTTTTACAATTTTTGGTTTTTTAGTTGATTCTTCCTTTTTCTCTTTTTCTTTTATTTTTGTTTTTAATTTACTCATATTCAAATAATTAACTAATGTTATATTATTTGTATCTTTTGAAAAATCAAATATTTTAGAATAAATACTACTATCTATATCAACTGTTGTAGGATTAAAAATATAGAAATCACCTTTAATTAAAATAAATCCTTCTCTACCATATTTATCTAATATAATTGTTTTATTTGATACAAAATCATCCAATGAAATATAAATTACTTCCAAAGAAATAGTATCATCTTGTTTTTTAATATAATCAATAATATCTTGTAATTCCCAAATAAAATGAGATTCAAATAAATCTAGGATTTTATTTTTTACATAATTGATAGCGTAACTTTCAAATTGTTTAATATTTATATTATAAGTAACTTTTGATATTTCTTTATTTGGAGGTGTTATTGCACATTGTACAGCACAATTTTGATAATCACATTCAGCTGAATTATCTGTAAACTGACTATAATATTTATTATTTCTATCTTTATGAATAAAACAATCAAAACTAATTCCTTTTAATAATCTTTCAATCACTTTATTAGAACGATCTTTTTCTTCTGATAAAATATATTTTTCTTTATCTATAAACATTAAATGAGGATCTTTTTTATAAATGCTTACATATTTATAAATTTCTACATTTCTTTCATTTTCTGATAAATCTTGATGTGAATAATTACGTATAGCACGACCAATAATTTGATTTATTTTACTCATATTCCATGATGGGTCTATTATATGTACTTGACGAACATTTTTTAAAGTAATACCTTCAGAAATAATAGGGGAACCTATAATAATTTTTATTTTATGACCATCTTTATTGTCAGAACTATTAAAAATTTTTCTTAATTTATCTCTTTTTTCTGCATGTATTTGTTCATCAAAAATAATAAAAGAATTCTCATCAGGTACATTTGGTGTATAACTTTTATATCCATTTTGTAACAATAATTCTTTTATTAAATTAACACCACCATTGCTTACATAATTTGAATAAATAAATATATTACCAGGACTTTTTTTCATATTTTTTAATAAAGTTGCCAATTTATTAGAATAAGTCTCTAATTGAGGTGATCGTAAAATAGATTTGTTTTTTTTTAAATTTGCAAAACCTTCTTTTCCATATAATTCATCTGGATATGTCATAGTAGATGCATCATTACAATTTTTATATAAACTACTTGATTTTAATGTATCTGATTCAAAATCATCTGAGGAATTATCACTCATATTTTCATCTGCTAATATTTTTTCTAAATCTTCATTAGAAGTTTCATGTAAATCAAGTTGTAAAGCTTTTTTATATACATTGTATTGGTAATCTGACATTTCACAATATATAACATTTTTTGATCCTGTTTTATCTAATAATGGAAAACCTTTTTCTATTTTTTTAGGATTTGTTTCTATATTTGTACTAATATAACTTACTTTGCCTTTAAATGCATATATTAATTTTTCTTTACCATAGTCAGTAATATATGTTATAGGAGTTTTTAATTTTAAATAATCAATATCAGATGTATACATAATAGGATTTTTATATTTTTTATTAAATAATTCATTACGTACAGGTAACAATTTATTATATTCTTTTGCATTTAATAAGTTACTAATTTCAACAATTTCTTTTGGATTATCAAATATAGGTGTTGCTGTTAATAAAATCAACTTATAATTAAAACTTGCAATAAGTATTTTCATTAAAGCTTTATATGTATCATTATTTGTAATATTATGAACTTCATCAACTATTATAACTGTATTATGTAAATTAGATATAGCATTCGATGTTAATTTACGTTTTTTATTATCAATTTTTATACCTAATACTTTATTTACAAAACTACCATATGTCATAATACTATATGTTTTATTAATAAATCTTCTTAATTTATTTTGTTCTTCATCTGATATAATTGAATAATATCCCATTGTACAATCAGATAATAATTCATTTATAAAATTCTTTTCAATATTTTGATTTTTTACCAATACAACTATTTTTCTATTCATTTTTGTTACATAATCCTTAAATCCTTCTGCTATAGTAATTGCCGAACATGTTTTACCAACACCTACATCATGATATAATAAAATATTATTATAAGGTGTAAATTTGGAAATATAATTTTTTAATATTAATTGTATTGATTCTTGATACACTGATTTTGATTTTTTACTTTGACGAAATTCATATTTTTGTAATATACTATTATAATCCTTTTCATCATAGGATTTATAATATTCATTTACAGGATTAGAAATACCATTAGACAAGGAAACTAAATCCATTTTTATATTGTAATTACACAATAAAAAAATAATTTATATAATCAATGTTAGTTCTTACTTAGTATTTAGATTAATATTTATTCATTGTATATTTACATTATTTAAATCATTATACTTGATGGATATATATCACTTATGATACTATCATCTAATAATTTACTTTTTACAACAGTATCATTTATAACATTATAAAAAAATAAATAATAACAACTATATAATGTAATAGGAATATAAAGAGTCAAATATAATTTACTATATTTATTATCTATTTTTCTATTTTGTTTTCGTAATAAAAAATAAAAAAAAATTGTAACAAATAAAACAAATCCATGAAAATAATTTGACAACATTTTGTGTATTATATTATTGTATCTAAAATAAAATTACAAAGTTACAATAAAAAATAAAAAATGTATTAATAATGTAAAATATAAAATGAAAAATACTCATACTAAATCAAAAAGTAAAGAATCAGAGAAACATATAGCACCACGTAACAGTATTAATACACCAGACTCCGTTCGGGACTGGACAAGCCAGGATCCTGTCGCTGTGTCCAGTCCCGAACTAAGTCAGGATGTTGATTCCTCCCATCGGATATCTGATTCTGTCTATGATGAATTAGATATTTTAAAATTTTATACTATTAAATTAAATGACATTTTTTCATCATTTTTTATTAAATATTTTAATAAATTAAAAGATGATTATGATATATTAAAAGATTTTCAAATATTTTTACGTAACAATAAAAAACAAGATTTTGATAAAGAATTATACCTTTTTGATACATATATTAATAAAAAGTATAAATTATCATTTGAAGATTTAAATACATCTATCTATATTTATATTAAAGAATCATTACAAAAAATATTAAATAAAAAAGTGATATATGAAAAAAGTAAAAACTCTAAAGATCCTGGCTTTTCCATGTCCGAACAGAGTCGGAATTATTTATTAAAAACATTATTTATTAAATGTTTTAAACAAATTTGTACAAATTTATATGAAAATCCTAAAAGTATTAATCATCCCTTGGATTTAAAAAAAAATATAATTCAGTCTGTTAAATATACATTATATAATATCATTCCATTCGATTATACTATAAAATATTATGAAGATACACAAAAAAAATCTCAAAAAGATTCAGAACAATCAGAGAAAATAAATGAGTCTGTTAAAAAATATTTTTATTCTGATAATAATATATCTAAAATGGAGTTGTTTGATAAAAAAAATAAAAAATCTAATAAAAGTTCTTTAAAGAAAAAAAATAAATCTAATACTACAAATACTATAAGTGATATGTCATATGAACATGATTCTTCTTAACGATTAGTTACCTTAATTCCTCTTTTATTAGATGTTGTTTTCTGTTTAGCAGTAACAGATGTCATAGTATTTACAATGGGTTGTATTGCTTTTGATGAAGGTGGCATAGGCTGGGGTAAAGCTGCTATTTTTTTTAATTCTTCAATAACATGTAAATGTTGAACTGTTTCTTGTTTGATACTATTAATTTCATCGTGAAGTTGTTTATTATTTGAAGAAGCTGTATTAAGTTCATCACTTAAATGTTTTGCATTTCTTTTTGCAATTTCAAATTCTGTAGTTTGTCTTGAATATAATGTTGTTAAATCATTATATCTTTGTATTAATTCATTAAATTTCATATTTAATTCATTATATTCATTGGTTTTTGTATTTAAATTTATATGTAATTGTTCAATTGATAATTTTAATTTTGAAAGTTGTGTTTCATAAGATACTTTGAAATTATTATTAATATTTTTCTCAGTATTAATAACTTCTAAATGTTGATTAATTTGTTTATTTAATTCTTCATTTAACATTAATAATTTATGTTGGTCAGATCTCATTTTTTCATTTTGTTCAATGTACACATTTTTTTCTTTTGTTAATTGTTCAATATTGTTTTTATAAAGAATAACATTTTTCTTATATTCATATATCTCAGACATACAGTTTTCAAGATCAATTTGTAATTTATTACGATTCAAATTTTTAGATTTTAAAATAGCATTATTTAAAAAACTTATAGTATCATCTGACATATTTACTGATTGTTCTAAAATTTGTTCCCTATTAAATTCGGAATCAATGACTTCAGGATTAAGATTTTGTAAAAACGATTGATTATTTTCATTTGTTACTTCATTTGATACCATTGTTTACTAATTAGTTACTTTATTAAATGTTTTTTTTTGTTTATATAAAACGCATAATAATATAAACAAATAATACAATAATATGAATAATACAATAATATGAATAAATACTAATAAATATGCAGGAAATTATTTAAAAATCGAATTTTTAAAAATAATATTAAAATTATACTATAATCGTATTTAAAAATAAAATTCTTGATAAGTAAATGACATCACTAACATTAAATTATTTCGGAGGTCCAGTTATTGAAAATATACAAGTATTTACAATTTATTATGGAACAGTTCCTGATAGTAATAAATTAAATAATTTTTATTCAGCAATTACAGATTCAAATTATATGGATATTTTAAAACAATATAAAACACCTTCGCAAAATATTGGTCGTGGTATGTTAATTGGTAGTCTTCAATTTAATCCATTTATTCCTAAATCAGTATTAGATAATGATGTTGATATTGCTCCATTTTTATTTAATTTAGTTTTAAATGGTACTATATCACCAAATAAAAATACATATTATGCTATTCATTTTGCACCTGATATTGCTATTACTAAATCTGGTGCTAAATCGTGTGAAGTATTTTGTGCATATCATGGAACATTTGATATATCATCATTTTATTCAAAAACACAATATTTATATTATGGAATTATGCCAGATTTAAGTGGTGACTGTAAAGATGTATGTGGAGGTGGTGCAACAGTGTATGATAATACATGTTTAGTGGCATCACATGAATTAACAGAAGCTATAACTGATCCAGGTGTTGGAGTAGGTAATATTGCTTGGTATGGTAATGCAGAAATAGCTGATGATTGTTTCGATGAAGCTATAGTGTTAGGTGGAGATGGTAAAAATTACACAGTACAAGAAATTTGGTCAAATGAAGATAATGCATGTGTTGCAACAGCAAAAGCTACCATGACCACAACAAAAACTACCATGACCACAACAAAAGTACCTACAACAACAAATAAGAAAACAACAACAAATAAGAAAACAACAACAAATAAGAAAACAACAACAGCAACAACAAAGAAAAATACTACAACAATAAAGAAAAACACTACAACAATAAAGAAAAACACTACAACAAGAAATACTACTACAAATAAGACTACTATAAATAAGACTACTATAAATAAGACTACTATAAATAAGACTACTATAAATAAGACTACTACAATATCATTAAAAAAAAATGCAAGTGTTGTACCTACACCTATGACAACTTCAAAAACATGTCATCATCATCGTCATCATAGTGTAAAAACATGATGGTTTTTCTGTTGGTTGTATAAAATAGAGAGTTCGAAATATAGATTTTATTTTTGTAATTGTGGAATATATTGTTCACCTATAGATTGACCTACGACGACAGATGCGTCGTATTGTGAAATTTCTGATTTTTGTATTTTAAAAACCAAATTAAGCATCATGTCAATGTTTTTTTGTAATTTTTCAGAGTTTTGTTTGTGATTTTTTAAAATAAAATTAAATAATGTAGGTGATGTTTTAAATAGGCAATTATATTTTTTTTTAAAATCGATTCTGATTTACATACATCTGTATTTAAAAGTTCTAACATACTATTTACTTCTAGTTTTATTCTTTCTACATTTGTATTATGAATTGATTGACTCATATATTTAACTTATCGTTACTTTATATTTTAATAAAAAATTAATGAAAAATCGAATTTTTATTAAATTATAATTAATTAATTAAATATGGATAATTTTGTTACAGATACAATTACAACTGATTCGGTTATGGAATCACCAAATTACATATCTAATTCTAAAAAAAAAGTGAATATACAACAATTAATTCATAAAATTTCAAAATTAAGTCTTAAAGAAAAGGAACATATATTAAAATTATTTATTGATAAAAAGATTGAATATACAAAAAATGTAAATGGGTATTTTTTTAATTTATGTTCAAATAATGTTACAGATGAAGTTTTAAAACTTGTTGAACAAGGGATTAATTTAATGGAAAAAAATAGGAATTTATTAAATGATATCGATAAAAAACGAGATTTAATGTTAAAAGAATGTAAAGAGTCTATCGAGAATGAATTAAATAATACTATAAAATTAAAAAAAGAAGAATATTATAAAAAAATTAAGAATAAAGCAATTGATACAAATATACATTATACTTTTGAAAAAATTAAAAGAACTGTATTCTCAAAAATGAGTGATTATAATATTGATAATTTTGATAAAAAAACAATATTCTATAATAAAAACAGTGTTTATTTTCGTATAAATAATATGATGAAATTGCTAATAAGAAAAAATAAAACTATGAATAATATAGAATATTACGATTACAGTAGTTATAATGATGAACATAATCACGAAAATGAATATATAGATAATAATTGCGATGATGAAGTGGCTGATGATAATAATATAGAAATATATCATGACGGTGTTGTAGACTATCAAACTATAGATCCTGATATTGTTATTAGGGATAGTAATGATGTAGATCCTGATTGTGATTGTGATTATACAAGACAGATTTCTAGAGATACTGTCTTGTACAGGCCTGAACACAGTCTGGAACAACAAGACATTGATATTGATAATGATAATATAAATATCGATGATGTGATAGATACTGATGATGTTGTTGATGATAAAGAAAAATTATTTTATAAACAATTACTTAATAAACATGGATTTTCATTTAATGAAGATAAGATTTGTTTTTTATTATATCAAAAGTATCTTTTGTGATTCTGTAAGTCATTTTGTAAATATTATTATTAATTTAGTTAAATATTAATAATAAAGAAAAATAAAAAGAACTTAATTTAAGCCGATGGTGCGGCAGTAGTAGCTTCGTATTTTTGAGTTTTCCATGTATATACAAGGTAAGCGTAGTAAACACCAGCTAATCCAACAGCTATTTTGATATAACGTTCAATATCAGCATGACCTGGAGTGATTAATTTAACAAGATCCATATTTAAACCAGCGACGGCACCCCAGTTAACAGCACCAACAATCACAATGACAACGATAATAAGATTTAAAATATTAATGAGAGAATATTGCATTATAAGTATTTATAGTATTTATATATATATTTAATAAATTAATTTTATGTTAATTAATTTATAAATAAAATTTTTAATTAAATTTATAAATAAAAATTGAAATTAATTTATGTATGTAAATAATTACATTTACAGTGCGTAAAAAAATTTATTTTTTTTCCTTTTTTTAGATTAAAACATATTTGAAAACATAATAAATGAGCTCTAAAACTTCAAAGAATACTACTGGTACTAAGAAAACAGCTGTTAAGGAAGCTGTTAAGATTGTACAAAAGTCAGTTCCTGTTGTTGAAACCCCTGTAGTACCTGTTGTTGAAACTCCCATAGCTGTTGTTGAAACTCCCGTACCTGTTCTTGAAACTTCTGTTGAAGTGTCTGTTTCTATTAAACAACGTCTTGATAGTTTAATTAAAGCTAGACAGGACCAACTGAATGAAATTAAGAAAGAAATTGTTGAACTTAAGAAATTACAAAAAGATCATGAAGTTGAGGTGAAGAATGCTTCAAAAAGCAAAAAAAAAAGAAAGGTCAGTGAAGATGGTGTTATCAGAAAGCCATCAGGTTTTGCTTCACCTGTTGTAGTTTCTGATACTCTTTATGATTTCTTGTCCCAATTCGGTGTAAAGAAGGGTGAGCCCATTGCAAGAACTGATGTTACTAGATTTATTACTACTTATATCAGTGAAAAGAGTCTTCAAAATCCAGAATTCCGTAGAGAAATTATTCCCGATAGCACTTTAAAAGCACTTTTTGGTGAACCTATTGAATTAAAAAACAAGAATGATAAGTCATCACCTTTAGTATACACTTACCTTCAATTACAAAAATATCTTTCACCCCATTTCCCTAAGAAGTCAGTTCCTGCTCCCGTTACTGTTGCTTAAACAAGTCATATAGATGATAAGATAAAATTATAAAAATACAAAAATTATAAACTAAGAAAAAAATATATATGGTTTCATTTCTTTTATTTTTTCTTTATTTTGTAATAATCCTAATTGTATTATATCTTTATAATAACAATTGTTATTTCGTTGTGATATATGATAAACGTACAATAAAATTAAGATTATTGTTTTGATTTACATTTATTACTATTAATTACTATTATCTTTATAATAAAAAGACCCTTTGTTTTTTTATTGTAATAATTTAAAAATTGTTTTAAGGATGTATATTTGTACATCCTTTTATTTATTTATAAGTACATTGTGAATTTTACTCATTTTACTAAATCATTTTCTTTTTTTGTTTTATTGTATTATCATTTCCGTTTTCAACTCTTCTTTAAACAATTTAATAAACAAGTTTTCTAAATTTATATAATAATTTCTTATTTCTTTTGCTTTTTCCGTCTTTGTTAACATACATAAATTTTTGAATGTATCCATGTTTAATATAATTGTTTCTTTTGGTTTAGCATCATCGCTAGACGTAATAGTGATTTTGTAATCTTCATTTTCTGTAAAATTATTAGTTAATGTTCTTTTTGCATTTGATTTATGAGAAAATCCTATTAATTTCCATATATTATCTAAATGTATTGGAAAATCTTTTATTGGATCATAATTTAAATAAACATAAAAACTCGCAACATGCCATCTTTTTTCATATTCTGTAAAGTCATTGTTTAATTCATCTAGTATTCTTGATTTAAAATTTAAACACAAATTAGAAGTATTGTTTTCAAGCAATGCTTTAAAATCCACATAATCAAATTTAATAAGTTCCAACATTTTTAATTTTTTGATTAATTTTTTATATTTATATACGTTATTGTCTTTAAATAAATTTTTTTTTTTAACGATACGCCAGGAATGTAAAGAAAAATTGAAAAAAAATTAATATTAGTTGAAATTAAAATGGATAATCCAATGAATCAATTAATTATGAGAGAAGATATTGAGACTATTTTGAATTATTTTGGTAATATTGGTGATAATAATTCTAAATTAACGGTAACTAATTTAGAATCATTTAGAACTGCTTTTACTCATGAGAGTTATTATCAATCTGTTCAAAATTTTTTGAATACTAAAAATGAAAGTTATGATAAGAATATTAAATTATATTTAAATTATATTCCTACTGAGTCAAGCGAACGTCTGGAATATTTAGGTGATCACATTTTGAAAGCGACCATGGCTAGGTACCTTTACGAGCGTTTCCCCAGTGAGAGAGAAGGATTTCTGACGAAATTAAAGATTAAAATTGAGAAATGTAGTATGTTACATAAAATTGGGAGTATTTTAGGATTTAAAAAATTTATATTATTAAGTTTGCAAGTAGAAAATCAAACAATATTAGACAGTCAACGAGGTCGTAATACTCCTAGTTATTATGAAGATTGTTTTGAATCATTTGTAGGAGCTATTTTGGAAGAATTTGGTGAAAAAGGTTATCTTTATGCAGATCGTTTTGTAAGAAATGTCATTGAAAATATAATAGATTTTCCTGAATTGATTAGTAAAAATGATAATTTCAAAGATAGTTTGCAACGTTATTATCAATCATTGAAATGGAAAACACCAATATATGTAGAATTAATGAAAGAGGGCCCTTTATATCGTATCATATTTACAAGGATTCTTTTATTTTCAGAAGACCAATTGCGACAGATGGATAATTTAGTTAAAGAAGAAATAAGACAATATAATTGTGCTTTATTAGATTATTATAATCAAAATGATCGTCCAGAAATATATGAAAAATTACTTCAATATCGGAAAGATGGTTATTATGTATTAGGAATGGGTGTTGGACGTAAAGTCACAGCCAGTGAACAAGAATGCGCAAAAAAGTGTTTGGAAAATTTAAATTTAAGTCTTAATTTTTGATTGAATACATATTTAATTTTTCATACAACTCCAGATATCAGATAAATCATATGTTAATTTATCAATTTCTGACATTTTATGATTCGTTATTCTTTCATTTTGTAAAGTTACAATTTTTTCTTTTAAGAAATATTTTATAACATTTTCAGTTGATAATTTTATCACTTTTGAATTATTTTGGAATGTAAAAATATTAATATATTTTTTAAATATTTTGATATCTATTGTTATTTCATCTGGATTAAACTTTATCTTAGTTATATTTTCATTTGTTTCAAACAGGATATAATCCCAAATTGTATCAACTATAAACATAACTTGTTCAAATATATTTTTATCTTTTTTTATTATATTTATATTTTCTTGTAGTTTAATATTTCTCTTTTTTGTTTCCAATGTTTTGTTTATATTTATAATTATTTGTATAAATGTATTTATTAAAATCCAAAGATCATTTTTATTATCATGTAAAAATAATATTTTATTCCCTTGTTTATTTCCATGTATATTATTGTAACTGTTTAATGTTAACGTTTTTAATTCTTCGAAACTATTGATATTATTGTAACTATAATTTTTAAAATTCTCAATAACAAATTGTTTTTCATTTTTAACGGAATATATATTCCGTTTATTTTCATGTAATTTAAATATGGGTTCTATACAATTTATAATATTGTAATAACTATTATAATTTACAGTGTCAGAATGATTTTGTAAATCAAATATGACATCATTTAAATTATGACATAATGAATCACTAATATCTGCTAAAACTTGTAGATTGCTGACTTGGTCTAATAAAACAAGAGAATCAGGTGATTCAATTAATTTAATATAATTTTGAAAAATAATGTTACTAATAACTGATGAATCTGCTTGTGTTAATTCATCAACTTTTTGAAAATTAAATTCTTTTGTAAAATCAAATAAATACTCTATTTTATTATGTAAATCAACATCATGATCTTTTTGTAGATTTGTTATGGTATTAATATCATCATTTATTGTATCCTGTCTTGTACGGCTTAATTGTAAATATTCTAAAATATGAAATACTTGATGTATATCATACATTGATGTTTCTATAATTTTTTCAATACTTTCTTTTGATAATTTTAATTTATGACATGTATTTATTGTATTTATTAACTCCTTAAGTTCTTCATTTGTGGGATGTGAAAAATCAATGAATGTCGTATTAAACTCAGATTTAAATCTTTCACGCATTTGTTGTTTATTACATATAAGTATGATAGGTATATTTCTATTATATTTAATATAAAGTATATCTAAAAATTGTAAAAGTGTTTTTTCACAATGTTGAATGTTATTTAAAACTAAAATATTACCACTATGTAACTTAGTAGGTTTTTTCTCAAATTGTGATAAATTTTGTGATGCAAATGATGATATTCCATTTATTATATCATTTGTATTTTCTAAAAATCGAATATTATCAGCATCAATATGAATTAAATTATAATTTTTAAATAATATATACATTGTTGATTTTTTACCACAACCACTTGGACCATTTAAAAACAGTATTTTTTTACGATTTTGAGAAGTTAATTCTTTTATAAATTTTTTTATTTCAGATACACATATTTGATTAAATAATGATTTTTGATTTTGTGGTTTATACTGTTCTTGTAATTTTATAGATTTAATATTTTTTGGTGGCATGATAATACTATTACACTATTATATCAGTTATTTTTAAATAAAATAAAATTGTATCGGTTGTTATTCATTTTTTATTTAAAAGAATAATATACAAGTAAATTTATATGAGTGAAAATAATTCGTTAAATGAAGTTTTAAATGAATATTTAAAACTGCACAAAGAATTAAGTGAACTTCGTAAAACACAATCAAAACAAAAAAAACGTTTTATGGAATTAGAAGGATTAATTAAGAAATATATGCAAGATAATGGGACGAATAGTCTACAGGCAAGTGGTGGAACTGAAATTAAATTATATGAAAAAAAAATTCCTCAAACATTTAAAAAGGAAAATATTATTAATAAATTAACTGAAAAATTAAATAATACAAATTTACATGGAACTTCAGTAGAAGATTTAACAGAAAGTATATTAAAAAATAATGTTTTCGTCACAGAAGAAAAAATTAAAGCAATCGTAAAAAAATAAGAATAATAAATACTATCAATAATAATAATATTTCAAAGAATAATAATTAGAAATTTTTTTTATATTTGTATAAAATATAAAAAAATTTTAATGTCAAAGTCTGGACTTTCTAATAAAGAATACGGTGTGCTCACTGCTGGTTTAGTTAATACCAGTCAAATTGCATATTCTAATAAAGGTGCAGTTACTCAAGCTGGTAGTTTAACTTCAGGAGTTACACTTAACTCACCTGTTGGTGCTATTAGAACTGTATCAACCACTCTTGGTACTTCAGGAAGTGCTATGTTCACATGTGCCAATTCAGTTGTAACTGCTAGTAAATATGTAATGGCTAATATTATTGATTATACTGGATCAAATGGTACACCTAGTGTTATTGTAGATAATATTACTAAAGGATCATTTGCAGTCAGTGTTCGTAATAGTCATCCTACTGCAGCATTAAATGGAAGTTTAAATATTGCTTTCCAAATTCTTTAAACATTGTGAACTTTTTATTATTTTTATTATAATTAATTAAATTATGTTTTATAATTAACACCTATTAACATTATTAATTTAATTAATGAATCATCAAATGCAATTTAGACAGCCCATTTTAAAGAGTCCGTTAAGATATCCGTATTCATATGGAATTCAAACTGGTAATAGTTATAATAATTATAATAATTACACAATGATATTTATAGTATTTATAGTTGTATCATGTATTATTGTAGTTATAGTGGTGTGTTTATCTTTAAATAGTTATGAAAATGGTAATTCAGGCAAACCTGCTATAACACCTGCACCAAAATATGATCATTGTGATTCTAGATTAAATGGGGGGAAATGTCCTAAAATTTTAAATAATATAAATGGTAACATGTGTTTTGCAAATTTTGATGCAAATACGGGTTCATATGTAGTAAAAAACGCTAGAGGAAATGTTGTTTGGGATAATAAAATAAATAATCCTGATTTATCCCCTTATACATTAAATATAGAATCTAATGGAAATTTATGTGTTAAAGATTCAAAAGGAAAAATACAATGGGAAACTAAAACAACAGGTGTAGCGCCGTTTTTATTAAAAATGCAAGATGATTGTAATTTAGTATTATATGATTCATATATTAATAAATTATGGGAAACATCAACAACAGGTAAAAATAATTAAATCACTTTTTCTTATTAATAGCATCAAAAGAATCACGTACAGATAATCTTGTATTACTACCAATATATGAATTATCTTGAATTTTTGTCATATCTTGATAATCTTCTGTTAAATAGTCAAAACGATTAATATTAATCCCTGAAAGAGTATTACATGGTCTTTTTACACGTGTATATTCAGGAGTTAAAAATTTATTATTTGTATCATCACATTCTTTTAAATAATCTTGTTTATTTTTAATACAATGTGAACAGCCACATGGAAGACCTTCATTGCAATTTGTACAATCATTGCAATTTTGTAATGGACTGTATTTTTGACTTGGACATCTAGATAATGGTAAATTTTGTAATCTAAGATTACTTTCTATATCGATTGCCTTAGAGGGTACAAAACGTGATGGGAAATGAGAAAAGGGTGAAGCGCCTACAAAACATGATTTTTTTGATTCTCCATAATTAGAATCTGTTGTCCAATTAAAATGATTTATATTTTCTTGATCTTTTTTATCTAAAGCGCATTTATCATAATTTAGATTTGCGAATGATTGGTGTGCCATAATAGTATTATTTAGTAATACAAAATAAAAAAAAGAAAATG